AAATTTTAGAGCAAGACATAAATCAGATTTAGAAACTAAAGATTATAAAAGAGCTGGTTATTTAAGTTACTTCTTATTATGGGGAGATCATAAATCTCTAAAAAAAAATATAGAAGATTATAAGAAAAAATTTAATCTTGGATAATATATAAATTAATAATGCCTAAACATTCTTCAAAATCTAATAAAGAAATAATTGAAAAAGCTCATAAAGAAGGAAAAATTTCTGCAAAACAGATGAAAGCTCTTCCTGAAGGTCTACTATTAGGAATAGCTAAAAAGGGTGATGCAAAAGGTGGAATTAAAGAAACAAGAAAAAAAGCTAATGGAAAAGTTGGGCGACCAAAATCAGGATCGAAAGTTGAAGTTAAATCTTAAATTTTTTTTCTATTGTATATTATAAATTATGGATTTGAGAGATAAGAATGTTATTAAGAATTCAAGGAATATTTTAATTAAGTGTAATGATCCAAGATTTAATTTTGGAATTCATAAAGAAGAAGATATAGAAAAATTTAATGAACTTCCTGATATTATTGATTTATCCCAATATGATTATTGTGTAAAAAGAGATGATGGAGATGAAGCTAATTTGCCTTCATTAGTTCCATTATCTCAAGCTCAAGCTAATCAAGATATTTCTGTAGTATCACGCTTTCTTGAGATGATTGGTAATGGTTTTGGTCCAGATATGTTACAGCTTTTAATTGATGGAGAGCAGACCGCTGTTTACCTAGCTAAAAAGTTTGGTGTACCAGAAAGCTTGATTCGAGATGAAGAACAACGTAAACAGATAGCAGAAGCCGCAAGACAATTAGCGGAACAACAGGCAATGCAGCAGGGAATGATGCCAGTTGAGCAACAAGGTTAATATTGGAATAGATGGCATTCAGCGCAAATCTGAACATGATGTTGAGATTAGTAAGAATGTTGCACAGATATTTTCTACCCCAACAGGTCAGGAAGTTCTGAAGTATTTTAGATCTATTACTATTGAAATGGTTAATGGGCCTAATGTTTCTACAGAAGAACTTCGACATATTGAGGGGCAAAGATACTTAGTAGGTTTAATTGAACACCGCATTGCCCATGCAAATAGGAGTAAACAATGAGTGAAGAAGATGCAGCAGTAGAAGCAGCAGCCGAAGATGGTCGTGATTTTGTAACCCAAGAAGATGTTGAGAAGGTAGAACAGAAATCTGAAAGACCTGAATGGTTGCCAGAAAAGTTTAATACACCAGAAGATCTAGCAAAGTCTTATAGTGAGTTATCTCAAAAGCTTGGTTCTAAAGATGAAGATATTAGAAATCAGCTTATAGAAGAAATACAAGCAGAAGCTTTTGCTGATAGGCCAGAAACTGCTGGTGATTATCAGCTTCCAGATATTATCAATGAAGAAGAAGCTGTTGATAATGAGTTGCTTAGATGGTGGTCAGAGCATTCATTTAACAATGGATTTTCTCAGGAAGAGTTCGAAGAAGGTATTAAGATATATTCTGAGTCTGTTCTTGGCTCTCAACCTAACTATGATGAAGAAGTTGCCAAGCTTGGCGATAATGCTGAAGCAAGAATAGATGCTGCATCATTATGGGCTAATAAGTTTTTTCCTGAGTCAGCATTGCCAGCTATAGAAAAAATGTGTGAAAGTCATGAGGGTATTATTGCTCTTGAGACTATGATGGCAAATATGAAGGATGGATCGTTTGCTGGCGATACAGCATCAGCATCTGAATTAAATGAAGCTGATCTTAGAAAAATGATGGATGATCCAAAGTATTGGAAAGATCGTGACCCACACTTACACAAGCAAGTTGCCGAAGGATTCAAAAGAATCTACAGAGGCTAAAATTTTACAGAGGGGTGAGTATTATCTTACCCCTTTTACTTTAGATCATATTGATGAAGTTGTAGAAAATCTTAGTCAGGAAAATAAAAGAGAGCTTATATTATTAGGTTATTCTGATATTAGAGATGCAATTTACGATATGCATAAAAGCTCAGAATGCTATCTTGCTCGTAAAGAAGGTGAGTCTTTCTTAATGGTTGGAGGCCTTTGGTTTACTAAAGATCAAGATTTTCCCCAAATGTTTTCTATGTTTTCAAAAGATTTTGCAAAACATTTTACAGCAATTGCTCATGGCTCAAAAATGTTGGTAAGTTTCTTTGATCAAACTCAACAGCAAATGACTATGACAATATTGTCTGATTATGAGTTTATGTTACGTTGGGCTAACTGGTTAGGTTTTGAAAATGTAGGGGTCGTTTTATCTAACGGAAATAAATATGTTGAATTTGTGCGTTGCAATCCAAATCAAAAAGATGTTTATGATTGCACATTGCAGCCCGTAATACACTGAAAGGCCCGAAAGGATACCCTTGCTGAAGTGATAAAGCGGACACCTGTTAGTAACCGTAACTTCAATAAGGAACTAATAAATGGCTAATACAATCGACACAGCCTTTATCAAACAGTTCGAAACAGAAGTTCACATGGCGTATCAGCGTATGGGTTCTAAGCTACGGAACACAGTGCGGACTGCTAATGTGACAGGATCAACTGTTAGATTTCAAAAGATTGGTACTGCGGAAGCAACTACTAAATCTCGTAATGGTAATGTAACTCCAATGGAACTTGCACATACCAATGTAGAAGCAACAATGGCTGACTTCTACGCTGCTGAGTACATCGACAAGTTAGATGAACTCAAGATCAACATCAATGAGCGTCAAGCTGTAGCACAATCTGCTGCTGCTGCTCTAGGTCGTAAGACTGATAGCTTACTAATTACAGCTATGGATGCTGGTGCTAACTCAACTCAAATACACAATACAAGCTCTGCTGTTGAAAAAGAAGATCTACTATCTGTATTTGAAACATTTGGAACAGCTAACATTCCTGAGGATGGACAGCGTTATATCGCTATGCACCCAAAAGGTTTTGCTGATCTGTTCTTGATTACAGAGTTTGCATCATCTGACTTTGTTGGTGATCAAAACTTACCTTATGCTGGTGGCATGACAATGAAAGAGTTCTTAGGCTTTAAGATCTTTTCAACATCTGCTGTCGCTGCTGGTAAGAGTATGTGCTATCACACAACTGCTGTTGGCTTGGGTATCAACTCTGATGTTCAAACTGAAGTCAACTATGTTGCTGAGAAAGTATCTCACCTTGCAACATCTATGATGTCTATGGGTGCTGTTGTTATTGATGACAATGGTATCTATGAGCTATTAGATAATAACTAGGAGGGTTAGAATATGGCTTATAGTGCAAGTGGACTAACTCGTATTGGTGGTGATTCAAATGGTAGTGTGTGGAGATACACAACTACTGATGCAATTGCTACAGTAAATACTGCTGGTTACTTTAACGATTCAGCTAATATGCTTGCTGTTCGTGATTTGATTATGGTGCATGACACTAATACACCAACAACAAATTTTGTAACAGTTTTGTCTAATACTGGTTCTGTTGTTGACGTATCTGATGGTACGGCAGTATCAGAAACCGATAGCGACTAAGGGATGGGGGCTTCGGCCCCCAACTTTCTATGCCTGATTTTGCAAACACAGCAATAAAAATTTGCTCTCGCGCATCATTGTTGATTGGTGGAGATCCTATCCAATCTTTTACAGACGGAACTACAGAGTCTGATATAGCTGATGCAGTATATGAAGATATTGTTAGGGCTGCTTTAACAAGCAGTCGTTGGCGTTTTGCTACTAAACAATTTCAATTGAATAGATTAGCAGATGCCCCAATAGGAAGGTGGGATGCTAGTTATCAATTACCTTCAGATTCTTTAATGATTAATGCAATTACTGTTCAGGATCTTCCTATAGATTATAATATATATGAGGATAAAGTATTTAATAATGCAAATGTTACTGATGAAGTAATTGCGGATTATATTTATCGAGCAAGTGAATCAACATGGGCTCCATATTTTACTCTTGGTGTTGAGTTTTCTGTTGCTGCTGTTTTTGCAATTTCATTAGCAAGGGATGCTTCCTTATCTGCTGCTATGGATCAGCAAGCTAACATACAGTTAATAAAAGCTCGAAGACTAGATTCTCAAGCTCAAACAACTAAAAAGCTTAATACAAAAAGGTTTGTTACTGAAAGGCTGAGTTAGTGCAAAAGATTCGCGTTCCGCAAAACAGTTTTCAGTTTGGTGAAGTAAGTGATTCTCTGATAATGAGAACTGATACTGGCGTTTATACAAGCTCAGCGCAAAAGATACAGAATATGATTGTAACTACTGAGGGTAGTGCAAGAAAGCGTCAGGGTTTAAAACATATATACGATTATTCAATAACTTATGACTCAAGTAATCCAGATCAATCACATCTGTTTCCATTTATCTTTGACAATAATGAGCAGTATATTATTTCTGTTGAGCATCAAAAGGTAAGATGTTTTAGAGTTATAGATGCTGATACTGTAAGTTTAGTTGCTACTATAACTGCTGATGTTAGTAGTGCTACTCTTCCTTTTGATAAAGAATACTTACAGCAATATACTGCTGCACAAATGGGTGATGTAATGTTTATCTGTCATCCATTATTTGCACCTAGAATATTAACAAGAACTAGCCTTACTACATTTACAATAAGTACTTATACATTTGATGAGAGGTCAGATAGTAAAGAAACTTATCAACCTTACTCTAAATTTCATGGTGTTGGAGTTACTTTAGATCCTAATGCTACTTCTGGAAGTGGAGTAACTTTAACTACAAGCTCTGCTTATTTTGATACAACAGGTAGTCAAAGCGGAGGTAATTATCCTAGCTCATTACACGTTGGCGTTATTCTTAGATATGGTGAAAATGAAATACAGATAACAAGCGTTCAATCTACAACGCAAGCAACTGGAACTATATCAGATAATTTAATTATATCATTAGAAATAGCTAATCCAATTAGAACTAGAAACGGAAGTGACTCTATTGAGATTACTCAGATTAATCATGGTCATGCTGTTAATGATTCTATAACAATTAGTTTAGCCGATACTGTTGGAGGTATAAGTGCAAGTAATATAAATGGAACAAGAAGTATTACTTCAATAGTAGATGAGAATACTTACACTGTTACAGCAGGGGGTACTGCAAATGCTTCAGAAGATGGTGGTGGTAAACCTAAAGTTGCAAGTCATGCTCCGACAACAAACTTTGATGAACAATCTTGGTCTGCTAAAAGAGGGTATCCAGCAGCCGTAGCTTTTCATGAAAACAGATTAGTATTTGCTGGAACTCTTGCAGAACCAGATTCTATTTATATGAGTCAAATAGGTGAGTATTTTAACCATGATGTTGGCACTGCACAAGACAATGAAGCTATTCAATTAACAGCCGCAACTGGCGATGTTCATGAGATACGTCATTTAGTTTCAAGCCGTGATCTTCAAGTCTTTGCTGGCACTGGTGAGCTTTATGTTCCTACTTATCTTAATCAAGCTATTACCCCAACTAATGCTCAGATTAGAGAACAAACACCATATGGCTGTTCATTTGCAACACCTCAGTTAATAGATGGAGCAACTGTTTTTGCACAAGCTAGTGGTCGAATAGTTAGAGAATATTTATTTACAGATGCTGAAGATGCTTATGCTTCTACGGCAATATCAACAATTGCTTCTCATTTAATTAATACACCTAAGTATATGGCTGTTGTTCATAGTGGATTTGAGCAATCAGATTCTTATGTTGTTATGTCTATGACAGATGGAAATGCAGCAGTCTTTACATCTAATAGAGCAGAGAAAAGGGCGTCATGGACTCAGTTTGTAACTGATGGTCGTTTTGATTCTATGGTTTCTATAGATGATAGAATGTTTGTAAATATTTATGATGCAAATAATAAACTAAAGCTTTGTGAATTTAAGGATGATATTGGTTTAGATTCTTATATTTATGGAGTAGTAGCATCTAACTCTCTTACTGTTAGTTCTGCATATGCAGATGGCGTAACGGTTGATATCTTAGCAACAGATGGAACTGAAACTGATTATCTTGGTGAATTTACTGTAGCTTCTGGTGCTGTTGATTTATCAGCATTTTCTGGAACACTATATACAAATGCTTATGCTGGTAAAAAGTTTACATCAAAGATTATATCAAATCCAATAGATGCTTCTGGGGCTGCTGGCCCACTAACAGGAAGTCTTCGAGGAATTACAAATGTTGTTGTTGATATGAAAAATACCAAGTCTATAAAAATAAACAGTAAGCCATTAAATATTGAAGAGTCATTTACTGGTAAAAAAGAAGTAAGATTGGTTGGATATAATAGAGATCCTCAAGTAACAATAGAACAAGCAAATCCGTTGTTTATGCATATTAACGGTTTTATTACGGAGGTAGTTATCTAATGGCTTTAGATCCATTCACTTTATTGTCTTTTGGAAGCAAAGTTGTTCAGGCTGGTGCTATGGCTGCTGCTGGTAGAGCGCAACGTAAAGCTGCTGAGTTAGATGCTTTTAATACCGAAACTGAAAAGAAACGCAGTAAAGTTTCTGCATTGCAGCGACACAATGACAGATTAGAACTGTATCGAACTAATCTTGCATCAAATATAGCTACATTTAGAGGTAGAGATGATGCTTCTGTTAAAGCCTTTTTAGATAGGCAAAAAGAAATAGCTTTTGAAGATACAGCAAGATCAGATCTTATGGGTATGTTTGAGCAAGCTAAACTTCAACAACAAGCTACAACAATAAGAGTTGAAGGCAGGGCTAGAGAAAAAGCTGCAAAGATTAAAGCATTTACTACTTTAATGAGTGGTATGATGGAATTTCAAGACACTATGTAGGTAAATCAATGGCTCCTAAAAAAGAAACAAGACAGTTTAAAGTTGGCACAATTGGGGTTGCTCGATCCTCAAGGGCTGGATTTATAACAGGTGAGGCATTAGCTGATAGTGCTAATGTCATGTCAAATATGTTTTATAAACGTGCTGCTGAGAATGCAGAACGAAGAGGCATTGAGTCAGTAGGTGAATTAACTGATGAAGAAGTTTTAGCTCTTGATCCTGCAACTGGTTTACCTGAAGCATATAAAGCACCAAAAGGTTTTGGTCGCATTGCAAGTAATGCTCGAAGAAAAGCTTTAGCAACTAGATTTGAAACAGAAATAGATGTTGAGCTAAATGAAAAAGCAAAAGAGTTTCGAGTAAAGTATAGAAACAGTCCTGAAGCTTTTAAGAAAGCTATGTTAGATTATACGGCAGAAATGATGAATGTTGAGCAAAGTTCAATCTTTACTCAAGCAATAGAAAATACAGGTAAAAACACAACTAATAATGTTTATGCTGCTTTGCAGCTTGAGGCTCTTGCCGAGCATGACAAGGATATGGCTAATGCTAATGCTTTTGCAAACGAAGAATATTTAATAGGTTTACAGTATGCTCATAAAATAGATAACCAAAAACTTATTGATGAGTTAACAGCTAAGATAAACGAAAGAAATCAAACTGATTTAGATGCTGAGTATATTAGATCATCTGATCTTCTTCCTCTTCCTAAACAAAAAGAAATAGCAAAATCTAAAGGTATAATAGAAAGAACTCTTCAAAATTCAAATTTAACCATTAATGAAATAAGGCAGTTGTCTTTTGCTGTAGCTTCAGGAGATATGGATCTAATTCCAGATAAAAAAGAATTACAAGATCTGGCATCGGTTCTTTATCTTAATCAAAATAATCCAGTTATAATGAGTGCAATTCAAGAATTTACATTACCTATTCTTGGAACAGCAGAAAAAAATCAATTATTTCAATCTAGTGTTGAAAGAATTAAAAGAATAACAGAAGCAGAAATAACTACTACTGAATATTTACAATCTGAAATTAGAAATTCGACTGGTTCAGAACTTTCTGGTCTTTTAGCAGATGTTTCAAAATCATACAGAGAAAGTATGTTTACAGTAAATAATGCTAAAGAAACTGGAATACCTATAGAAGATGCTGATGCAAATTTACTAAGAGATGAAAAATTTGCTAAAGGTGCTGCCAATGCAGTAATAGGTAAAATAGTAGCTGAAGCAGACTTTGATGATTTTAGAGATATAGAAACTTATCTTGCTGGTCGTAATCCAGAGTTGTTAGCAAAAATAAAAAGTCAAAATCCTAATGTTGGTAATATGCTTCAATCACTTCTTCAGTTTGAAAGTGACTTGGGAATGGATGGATCTGATTTTTCTGGGCAACTTGTAACAGCAATGAATGGAATAACTGATGTAAAAAGACATAATCAGATTAAAGAACAATATAATAACTCTGTATTAATAGAAGATAAGATAAAAAATACTGTAGATATACTTACTGAAGGAAATAATTATACAAATGTAGGTCAAGATTTAATAGACGAAATTAGATCTGCTGATATTAATGATGAACAGCAAAGAGCTTTATTATTACAATTAGATGCAAAGTTTGGTAATGATTTTGTTCGGCAAGTTTATTCTGGAGTAAATAATGAAAGTAAACTAGCTGCTCTTGATTACTATGCAAAAAATGGAGAAGAAAGGCCAACAGATACTGGTGTTGATTCTCCATTACCAGATGAAAAGAAAAATATGTTAGATGCTGCTAGAAAGCATTTAGGTCAA